GCTGGTACAATAATTACCACTGGAAGTATTAGGGGTGGTGGCGTAATCGTGGATGATGGTGGCTCCTTAACGATTGAAGACTCTACTGGTGGTGAATACGTTGCGTTTAAGGCAGCAGGAACAACAACTTCTTATACACTAACGATGCCAGCAGCAGTACCATCTGCTAACCAAGTGCTATCTGCTTCTGATGGTGGTGGTACAATGGCTTGGACTACACCAGAAGTCGGTGATATAACAGGAGTTACTGCTGGAACCGGACTATCAGGTGGTGGAACCTCTGGGGCTGTTACGTTAAACGTAGAAGCCTCACAAACACAGATAACTTCTGTCGGGGCATTAGGTGCTGGCTCTATCACTTCTGGATTTACTAGCATTGACGTAGGATCGGGTGCAATCACAACTAGTGGTACTGTGAGTGGTGGCACTCTGACAGGCACACTTTCGACTGCTGCCCAAACTAACATTACTTCTGTAGGAACCCTGACATCAGTCACCACCTCTGGTGATATCGTAATCGATGCTACAGACAAGATACGGCTGGATGGAAGTGCGTCAGGAAACACATATTTGTCAGAATCGTCAGCGGATGTGGTAACACTCACGACTGAAGGACTTGACTCCTTTCGCTTTGCTTCAAGTGGCGGAAATCCCTATATCAGACTTGAGGCAGGAAACACTGGCGTAGGAGCTATCCAATATTACGAGAACGATGGTGGTTCAGGCCAGGTGCTTAAATTCCAAGCAGGAGTACGAGGGAATGATAACAATTATTACATAAGTTCAAACGCTACTATCCACAGTAGCTATGCGTTGATGGCTTCAGGGCAGGACGTAACAATTGGAGGAGCATTAGCCAAGGGATCTGGAAGTTTCAAGATTGACCATCCACTGCCTCCAATGAAGGACACTCATTCCCTCGTACATTCATTTATGGAATCCCCCAGAGCCGATCTCCAGTATAGGGGTTCGGTAACTCTGGCAAACGGCACTGCAAGCGTTGACTTGGATGAATCGGTTGGAATGACTGATGGCACTTGGGAGCTACTGTGTCGTGATCCACAGGTATTCTTGCAGAATGAATCTGGCTGGTCGGCACTAAAAGGATCAGTGTCAGGATCAACGCTAATTATCACCTGCAAGGACACGACAAGTTCTGACACAATTAGCTGGATGGTCGTAGCTGAAAGACAAGATGAACATATGATGGAAACGTCTTGGACAGACTCGGATGGAAGGCCGATCTTAGAGCCTCTGAAACCTGAAGACGTTGAAGATGGAGCCTGATGGCATGGTCACACTCATCTCCCTCCTAGCCGTGCCAGCAGCAGCAGGGGCAGCATATGGTGGAGTCAGGGTTGGGTTAAATGGAGCAAGGCAGTCAATAACTCAAATAGAAAAAATAGTATCTCGGTTAGACGAGAAGGTGGACGCTCACAGTGAGCGATTAATAGCAGTAGAGATAGAGCAAAGAATCTTAATGGAGAATAGGAATGGCAAAGAGTAATGGAGTGATAGGAAAACGTGTAGACCTTTTACCTTCACAGGCTGCGATATTTCGAGCTTTGTTTGAACAGAAAAGGTTTGTTGAACAGCAGATGGACTTTGCCATGCAGTGTACTGGCATCCAGGGCTGTAATATTCTCTCTGGTGAGCTGGCAGATGGTGAGCCACATTTGGTAATAGAAGAGACGAGTGAAATCATAACGGAGTAGCATGGCTACATACTTCCCAATAAAGCTGCAACCAGGTGTCTATAAGCAGGGTACAGACTATCAAGCCAAAGGACGATGGTTAGATGCTGACTGCATACGTTGGTCTATGGGAGCTACGGGACCGATAGGAGGCTGGAGAACATGGGGTTCTCCTTCTGATCCTATCCCTAGTGCTGACGGCATACCTAGAACATCAATCGCTTGGAAAGACAATGATGGTGATAGATGGATTGGGACAGGAACCTACAAGGCACTGTATGTATACGATGACAACGGAGTTAACTACGACATTACTCCCACTAGTCCTGCACTAACTCCAGGCCAAGAAGACGCTGACCCGAATACAGGCTATGGTGACTGGCTTTATGGTAAGTCAACCTATGGACTTGCTAGGCCAGACTTGGGCAATCCTACGGCAGCTACAGTATGGTCATTTGCAATGTGGGGCGAAGACTTAACAGGAACTACCCCTGCTGATGGTAGATTGTGGATATGGGATACGAGTGGGGGAACAGGTACTAATGCAATCCTAGTAAGTAATTCTCCCACAAAAATCGTAGCAACAACTGTTACCCCTCAAAGGATACAGATGTGTTTCGGTGGAACTACATCGGGTGGTACGCAAAATCGTAGAGAGGTGTTTTGGTCGGACATTGAAGACAATACTGACTGGACCCCAAGTGCTACCAACCAAGCAGGATCACAGATTCTTACGACAAATGGTGACTTGCTAGGATCGGTCATTATTAGAGATCAAATTCTGCTCTTTACAACTACAGACGCACATATCGCACAGTATGTAGGTCAGCCATATGTCTACCAATTCAACAGAGTTGGTGAGAACTGTGGGCCTGTATCAATAAATGCAGTTGCAGTAGCCAATAACACTGCATACTGGATGGGCAATGCAGGAAATGGCTTTTTCACATATGACGGCTATGTGCGATCTATCCCTTCGGATGTCGAAGATTATATCAATACGCAGATGACAGAAGCACAAGCAAGTAAAGTAATTGCATGGCACAATAGCCTACATTCTGAGATATTCTGGTTTTATCCTGCATCTGACAGCACTGAGGTAAGTGCCTATGTTAGCTTTAATTATGAGGAGCAACATTGGGCTATTGGGACGCTGGCCAGAAGTGGTGTCACCTCAAGGGGCGTCTTTGAGAGACCTATTTGTTTTGACACATCTGGATACCCTTATGAGCAGGAAATTGGTGGCGTTTATCAGGACGAAGGCGATAGTGCTATTGTGCCATTTGCACAGTCAGGTCCGATAGAAATCGGTGATGGAGACAGGTTGGTTTCAGCGACTAAGTATATCCCTGATATAACTAGCACAGGAGACGGAACTGTAATATTCAGCTATCAGATGTATCCGACTTCTACTGCTAGTACGACAGCTTCAATTACATTATCCGAGCCGACATCTATCCGTTTTCAAGGTAGGCAGTTCACTATGAAGGTTAGCAGTGCTTCGGCAAATGCCTGGAACTTAGGAGTTCCAAGGATTCAAATGCAAGCTACGAGTAGGCGATGAGTACAGTATCAGGAGCATCCGGTGGGCGTAGATTGGTGTTGCCACCTACTCCCCCAGAATACTCTCTTGCTAGGGAGTCGGAACGCAACCTATCGCTAGAGTTGGCAGATAGGGGTAACTTCAAGAAATTTGAAGATGTAGACCTAGCAAACAATGAGCGTTTAATACTGGTGAGTCCCAACGGAACTCGTTATAAGGTTACAGTAGATAATTCAGGAAATTTAGGGACGGCAACAGTATGAAGATTACGAGTGTTTCAACGCATAGTGGCACTTCTGCCAATAATGCAGGAATATTGACTATAAAGTGGACCATTAAGCATAAAAAGGATGGAAAATAATGTGGGGACAACTTGCAAGTCTAGTTGCTGGAAAAGTTTTACCGAAAGCAGCAGGTTGGCTCGGTAATAAGCTGGGTGGTGGTGGTGGTGGGGGAGCTGGTGGTGGTGGTGGTCCAGGCTTTTTTGGTTCTCCAGGCCAACAGCAGACTACAGGAACTAGGCTAGACCCTGCAACCAGAAAGAAGCAGGATGATCTTTATAATGCTACTCAGGGCTATGTGGCTACCAACCCATATTCAACCACATTCTCAGGACCAACTTCTACGATGTCCAATATGAGTCAGACTGGACAGCAGTTTTTGACAAACAGGCTCATGGGACCAGGTGCTTATAAATCCCAAAATTTAGGATTTAAGCCTTGGCAGGATACAGCTACAGCGAACTGGTCATATCCAGGGCCGTCAGGTGGTGGCCAACAACCAGGAGGCCAACAACCAGGTGGTCAACAACAACCAGGTGGTCAGTTCACACCAGGTCAGCCATCAGGAGTCCCAGCAGCAGCCCGTGTAGAGGAGCAGAATCAGATCCAGACTGCTAGTACCACCTATGATCCTAATACGGCTATTGGAGAAGCAGCTAGGGTAAGGGCAGACGGCCAGTTCCGTGATGGAGGCGGTGAAGGTGGCAGCGATCTTACTCCTGCTGGTCGAGCAGCAGCATCTGGTGGATTTGAACGAACTCCTGCAGAGATAGCAGCAGGAGCCGGGGCAGGTGGGTTTATGGAGCAGTATAAGAGGGACAACATAGCAGCAGAACAAGCCAGGAATGCAGCACAGCAAGCAGGGGGTGGTGGAGCTGCCTCTGGAGGTAGCGTTTTTAGCGATGAAGACCACTTTGGTACTGCTGGCGGCATGGGTAAGTCCTATGATCCGTCAAAACAGTCGTTTAATCAACTGGGAGGGATTCCAGGTGGTGATGGAGGCGATGAATTTGGCGGTGGTGGGCCAGCACAGCCACAAGGGTCGATTAGTATAGATGGTGGAGTAGATATTTATGGCAATCCATTAGAGGCTCCAGACCCAAATCGAATGCCAGTTAGAGGTGGTGGTGGGGAAGGTGAGTCTTTGAATAGAGACCTATATGTGTCTGATACTTCAGGTCAACGGCCACCACCTGGTGGTAGCGATGAATTTGGTGGTGTAGGGCAACCATCTATCGGTATGCCGTCAGTAGAAGACTATACGCCTCATCCAGGTGATGGACGGGGTATGCAACAGCAACCACCAGGTTTTAGCGATGAATTTGGTGGGCCTGGATTATCATTACCAAGACCAAACATTGACATGGCTGCTGTGGGGCCACAAGTAGGTTATGATCCATCGGTAGTATCTACGCCAACTCCACAGCAGCCGTGGGAAACCCCTCG